ACCCCAGATTATTCTCATAATCTGTTCAGTAGTGTATGATTTACGCTCAATGTTCTTCACAAAACGTGAAGGACGCTGAACGATCATACGGTAGAAGTCCGAGACCACTTGGCTAACCCCGGATTCTCAAACTCAACCTTTCCCCTCTAGCGTCATTAATAGGGCAGTAAGAAAATAATATTTCTTACCAGCCTGTTTAAGAGCTGAGATAGGGAATGGAGAGATTTCCTCTCCTCGATGTATTCATCTCTTCGCAAATTCACATGTATGTTTAGACACATGTGTCTTCGCTAACGAGACGTCTACACCTAGGTCACGAATGATCTCCAGGTATAGCTTAGCAACTTCTTCATCACCTATTAATATATCATCTCCCAAGAGAACATAACGCAGACTATTAAAGTCTTTGTTAGTTATTCTTGAGATATAATAGAAAATATAGTGATGTGCCACGGCAAAGGAAGCTCATGAGCTGTATGCCCCCATTGGATTCCCAACAGAGTACCTTAGACCCCCATCTTCATCATATGAAGGTGGAAGGTTCTTAGGTCTCTTGTTATGGAAAACAAAAGGGTATCCAACCATGACATCTTCCCATGCCGAGACATAAGAAGTCGGCAAGTGGCCTCGTAAGACAGCACTAATAAGACTAATAGGAAATCTATCCGTGGCGGCCGAAAGGTCGACACTATAATAGATTTCTCAGTCTTTAATGCGGTCTACAAAGGCCCCTTGGTTAAAAGTCATGTCCTGAGGAATCTTCTTAAGAAGCTTGAATAAATAAATATGCAAGCCCCTTAGGACAGTTTGGCTAAAGTAGTCTAAAATCGCGATTACTCGCGTTTTACCTTCTTTATCGGCGAAATAGGTCAATCTTCTAATGTACCCACGACCTTCAGGGTCGAGGGCATTAGGGATTATCCTAACGCCTTCTCAAACTAATTCCTCAGTTCAGGACTGTAAACCAAGTGCCATGCTTATAAATTCCTCTATCCTTTCACCACCCAATACTATTATCGAATCTCTTAACTTTTTAGGTAAAGAGATAAGGTCATAGTACCAGGTACCCAAGGCATGTCCGTTAGGACCTGTCTTGGTAGTGAAATGGAATCGACGGAATTTAAGAGCACGGGGAATGACTGACTGGTGGCGATATCCCAGATGTCTTCAGAAGTCCCTAGCCAATCACTGAATACCACTATAAGATGTACCTCTCTTCGAGGGTGCTCATAGTGGCACAGTGTCCGGTTCGGGGCTTCCTTTTAAGGCCCTCGTTGAAAATAAAATAGTGTTTATCAACTGGAGTACAGCGGTTTTCGCT